GATCCAAAGAATACATACGGACCTTTTTTAATATTCTTTATAGGAGTAGTTAAAAGCCACCTGAGTTTTAATCCTTCTATAAAATAATACTTTTGCCAATATTTATATTTTTTTAATTTTACTTCTATAATTTTTTCAGATCTTGTATCCTGTAAAAAGTATCTTGTAAAAAATCCATTTTCGTAGTCTTTTTCGGTAGGAGAAATAATCTGAGAGACAAATCTTTTGAATGCTGTAGTTTTAGTAGATTCAGTAACTAATTCTTCAGATGTTCTTATTAAGAATTTAGAATTAGAACTTGGTTTTGATCCTGTAAAACTATTACCGGCTTGATCAGTAAAATAATAGCCTTTATAGGGTGTTCCATCTAACATTTCTAAATCACCTCCATAAGAGTATTTAGGTTTACTATATTTTCCTTTAGGTAAGTACATATTATTCTATTCGTCCTGTTAAATCTTGTTTTAATACTTCAGATTGTATACCATTATTATAGTATTTAAGTAAATTTATAAATGCTTTCTTTTTCTTTCCATCTATGTCTGCTGTATATTCAGCTTTTACATGAAGGTGATTTACCATTTTATCTGATTTATAAGTCAATACTTTTTCATTACTATAGTTGTAAACAGGAAAACCATCTTTAGATACTATTTGATTAGCTAATCCTATTTGTTCTCCTTTTGCTACAGTAACTGTTTCGCCTATATATTGAAAATAAAGTTTCCTTTTCTGGTGAGGTTTTAAATTAGGTTTCAGTTCACTTCTATCGTTAATGCTTTTACCAGTTTTGCCTGCAGGAGATGCATAACCTATTATTATCCTTACTCCAGCAAAATCACCAATTCCGTTAAGTTCTAAATATCCACCTCCTTTTTTATTAGCCGCATTGAAAGGAGTTGCATGATAAGTTACTTCTGCATCCATAGGGCTATAAATAGCACTACTTGCTGGGGCATATATATCTAATCCGGTATGTCTTCTTCCGAGTCTAGTTGCACCAAATAATCCTGATCCTTCTGCATCGTCTCTTACTTTATCTCCTGCACTTGTTATTCTACCAAAATTAAATTCTGCTTCAGTTTCTATAATCTCTTGTA